TGCTATATTAAGACTATCTTAATATAGGAGGTCATTACCATGGCAGATGCTTGGAATGAGGGCACGTGGGGACAAGGCTTCTGGGGACAACAGAGTTCTATTACTGTAACTCTTACAGGCGTTTCGTCAACCACAGCGTTAGGTACAACATCAGTAACTGCTGATGTTTCTGTACCGCCCTCACCAGTAACACTTACATCTACTTTAGGAACTGCAACAGGTGAACCTGAAAACGTAGTATCTCCTACTGGTGTTTCTTTTGAAACGCAATTATCCGGTGCATTAGCCATTGAAGAAGGCGCAGGCGTAGTGCTTGGCAGTCTATCCATGAGCTTTGCTACAGGTGATGAAGCAGGGTCAGGCACAGTTGATGCAGGTTGGGGCAGAGGATCATGGGGATCTTTTGCTTGGAACGAAAACATAGAATTTATAACTAACGTAAGTGGACTTTCAATGTCCACATCTTTAGGAACTACAACACAAGAAGTAGGAACAGGTGTTATTGTAAGTCCAACAGGATTGTCAATGACTTCCTCTGCAGGCTCATTAGAAGTTTCTGAAGCCACTGCTTTAATAAATCCAACAGCGTTAACTATTGGAGCAGCATTATCTGGTGTTACTGTTTCAGGTGAGGGTAGTGTTGGAGTTATTGCGCCGTCAGATCAACTTGATTTTGCCATTGGTACACCTGTAATAGATATATTTACACAAATAGACCCTGTCGGTGTTTCTGCAACAACATCACTAGGAACTGCTGTAGCAGAAGCTGACGCATTAGTTACATTAAGTGGTTTATCAAGCAGTTTCTCATTAGGCACAGAAACTGTGGAGGTTGGAACAGGTGTTATTGTAACTCTTTCAACTGTGGCATTAACTTTCGCTGAAGGCACAGAAACAGCTACAGGCACAGCAGTAGTTGATATTACTGGATTAAGCATGTCAATTGATGTTAGCGATACATTTAGCACTCCTTGGGCTAATGTCGTTACGGGAGCAAGTAATACTTGGACAGAGGTAAACGCAGCATAAAAAGTGTTGCCACAATAATAAAAAAAGATATATTTTAGAAAGGTATAATCATGGCAAGTACATACACAGAACGTTTTAAACTCGAAAAAATGGAGACTGGCGCAAACGCCAATACCTGGGGTAATAGAACTAACAACAATTTAGACGTGGTTGACGCTTTTGGTGGCGGATATATTTCTAAATCTGTTGCAGGTTCTGCTGATGTTACGCTAACCACAGGTAATGCAGACGCTACGACTGAATCTGCTAATAAAGTCATTGAGTTAACCGGTGCACTTACAGGTGATATAAAAGTATTAGTGCCTGCCGTTGAAAATGAATATGTATTTTTTAATAATACCACAGGTTCACAAACCTTAACTATCGCTGCTACTGGTCATACAGCAAACGGTATTGCTATAGCACAAGGAGCGTATTCACATGTTTATTGTGAGGGCTCTGCTAATTTTGGTATTAAAAATGCAGTCGATAAATTAGGTGCAACAACTTTCAAAGGAGATGTTACAGGCGGAGGCGGCAATATTATTTTAAGAACAAATGGTGCTGTAACTGCTACAACATTCATAGGTAGTGGATCAAACCTTACTGGTGTAGAACCTTTTCCTTCTGGAACAAAACAAGTTTTTTATCAAGCATCTGCGCCTACAGGTTGGACACAAGACACTGCCACTGCATTAGGTAATGCAGCCATGCGTGTTGTTGTAGGCACTGGTGGTGGCACAGGTGGTAGTGATACTTTTCAAACAACATTTGGTAGTTCAAGAACAACAGAGTCAAAAAGCTTAACTGTTTCAGGATCAGTTAGTGGAACAGTTGGAAGCACAAGTCTTTCAACGCCACAAATAGCATCACACAATCATCCTTTTACAGTTGTTCAGTTTAACAATGAAACTCCTCCTCAACCATCAACTGCTTCACATCGTTGTAACTATACAAACCCTCAGACAAATTCAACAAATAATGCAGGTGGTGGTGGAAGTCACACTCACCCATTTAGTGGAACTTTAACTTCTGCAACCACAGGTAGTGATAGTTTTGCAATGCCAAACATGGATTTAAAATTCGCTAACGTCATCATAGCTGCTAAAGACTAGTGCCAATATTTGACCCAGATGGGACTTGTCCTCTTCTTAAAAAGAAGTGTATAAAACATAGATGTCTTTGGTACAACATGCTTCAAGGTAAGCACCCTCAAACGGGATTAGATGTTCAAGAATGGGGCTGCTCTATAGCTTGGATTCCTTTATTATTAGTTGAAAATTCTCAAAAAACACAGCAAGTACAGGCTGCTACAGAATCTTTTAGAAATGAAATGGTAAGGTCAAATAGTGTAATGACCAAAGTATTAGCTCACAGCGGAGACGCACAAAAAGCTATGGGTGTAGCTAGTTCTATCTTTGGAATGATAGGAAATCATCAGGCGGCCATAGACGGACAGGACTCCTCAAAAGAGGATAAAACTATTTTACAACTAAGCAATAATAAGGTAAAAGTTAAGAAGAAGCCTAAAAAGGCAACGACTAAAAAGGTGAAAAAAAATGGCAACAACCGTAAATAATACAACAGTTCAAAGTAGGATTACTATAATTTTTGATGCAGACGGACCTTTAACGGGTGATGGACCAGCAAAAGGCACTGGCAATACTGAGTCAGATGTATACTTAGATGACGTTGTTAAATTTAATGTAAGATCACATACAGAAATTGACGCTAGTATTCACTGCTTACAGTGGGACGCTACAACAAATACTGGAACAATTGAGTTTACAGATACAAGAGAAAATGAGTCTATTTCCTCATTTCCACAATGGGCATCTAATGTTGTTATTAGAGCGGAGGCACAAGATAAATGGCAGGCTGCTTATGACGCAGATTTGAGCACACAGTTTACTACTTGGCGAACTGCAAATCCTGAAGCAAACGTAGAAACATACACTGCTGATACTTCTCAGGCTACTGCTGCAGCCGATACAGAAAGAAATACTTACCTTTCTGCACACAGTATTACTTACTAAGTTTTCTGTGTATAAACAAATATGAAAGAATATATCCTAGAAGTTAAAAAAGTAATTTCACATCCATTTTGTAAAAAAATAATAGCTTGTTTTGATCATGGCTATGAAGACGCTGGCACCGTTGGAGGCGTTGATAAAAATGTTAGAAATTGTGTTACAAGGAGTGTGATGGAACCTGAAACATTTGGAGAAAGAATTTGTTCTAATTTTATTAAAGAAAAAATTTTTAATTGTGTAGAACACTATCAACAGAAACACAAAGTAAAATCAGAAAGAATAACACAATTAGATTTACTTAAGTATGAAACAAATGAAAGTAAAGCGGGTTATATTTTTCACAGTGATTTTGGACCTAAATGCACCGAAAGACAATTATCTATATCTATTTGTTTAAATAACAAATATGATGGTGGAGAATTTGTATTTGATACTCCAGAGGGACGTTACACGATACCTCAAAATGAAGGTGACGCAGTAATATTCCCGTCCAATTTTATGTTTCCTCATTCAGTAAATAAGGTAACCGCAGGAACTAGATATGCCTTAATAGGATGGGTCGTATAGTGCAACCTATTTTCATAAAAGAGTTTTTACCAAATCAGATATTAAATTTAGTTTACACTTACTCAATTATAAAATTTGGTAATCAAAAAAAATTTAATATAGACACATCAACTAATTCAATTATTTGGGAACATGGAGATTATTTGATGGAAGCGTTAATGGATTTAAGCACTCCAGTTATAGAACAAAATGTAAATAAAAAATTATTTCCAACATATTCTGGTTTTAGAGTGTATGACAAAGGAGCAGACTTACCAACGCACATTGATAGACCATCTTGTGAATACACAGTTGCTCTTTGTTTAGGGTCTCACCCTGCCGAACAACCCTATGAAATATTTATAGGAGAGAAAGATGATTCTTCAGACTACAAATATTATAGTGCTGATGGAGATCTTGAGAGATATAAAATAGATTATAAATTTCCGATGTTACCTAATAATGCGATTATATTTAAGGGTATGGATAAATTACATTGGAGAGAGCCATGCGAACACGATCATTTTATTACCGTATTTTTACACTATGTGGATCAAGATGGAGAACATAAAGATTTTAAATATGATAAAAGACCCGCTCTTGGCTTCAAAAGATACGAATAATGAGTGAAAGCCTATATGTTTTAAATGGTGGCATTGGAAAAAATATTTGTTTTACTAGCTGTTTAAAAGGATTACAAAATATTAATATAATGTCTCCATGGCCAAAAATATTTTTACACCATCCAAATGTAAATTTTAGTTACAATATAAACATTACCCCTCTCTTAGACAAAAGTGACTTTTTACAAAAATTTGAAAAAGTACATTTTGTTGAAGCTTATGATAAATATTTTTTCATGAATAAAATTCATTTAGTTAATAATTTTAGACGTATAACAAATCAAAGTATCTTAGAAAACGCTTATAATGAAATATATTTTTCTCATGATGAGGAAGATAGATTGAAGCCTATTTTATCAAAGCTAGAAAACTTTGTACTTGTGCAATTTGTAGGTAGCGATGAGCATGAAGCAGAAACCGATTTCGAAGGAACGAGATCTTTAACAAAAGACTTAGCACAATCTATTATTGACGTATTAAATTTTGATTTAAAATTAAATGTAGTAAATGTTTTTTCTCAAAAAAATTTATTTAAAAACACTAGTCAAATAGATCAACCCTTATGTTATAGAAATTATGCACACATGATAAAATATGCAAAAGGATTTATTGCAATAGATAGCTGTCTAAATCATATGTCAGCTAATAGGTTTTGTAGCACTCGAGGTGTAGTATTATGGAACGACCATAATGCAAATTATAGATTTAATTACTCTAAAAATTGTAACATAACTACAAAAACACCGAATGTTATGAGATTTGACATCAATAATGTTATAGATAATTTTACTAAAATATCTACGGAGAACGAGAATGATAAAGCCAGAAGAACTGCACAGTAAGAATTTTAAAATATTTTTAGGTATGCCTATGTATGGAGGTATGTTATCTGAGGCTACCATGCATGGTCTCTTAGAACTTCAACAATGGACCGTTGCGTCTAAAGTAGGTTTAAGATTTCAATCTATGGGCAATGAAAGTTTAATAACTAGAGCTCGTAATACAATTGTATCAATGATGATGGATCAACAAGATTATGTAGCAACTCATTTATTATTTATAGATGCCGATATAGGTTTTACTTGGAAAAACATAGAAAGATTATTATGTGCAGACAAAGATATTGCATGTGGTGTTTATCCAAGAAAACATATACATCTGGAAAAAATCAAAGGTATTTTAGAAAGCTATCCAGACATAACTCCTGATGAGATGGAGGCTAAAGCTTTGGGGTATAATATTAATTTTGACGATCCTACAAACTTACAAGGCGAAAATGGTTTTTTTCCTGTAAATGAAGCGGCCACTGGTATGATGCTAGTAAAGAGATCAGTATTTAGAACTATGTTTAAAAAATTTCCCG